AAAATATATCATTACAATTCGAATTTTAAAGATAAATTTTATAATATGAACTGGGGAGTATCTCACTCTGCGTTTACATCCGAACCTTTTGGTTATTCTATATTTGAGGCAGTAGATAGAGGTAAATTACCTATAATACATAAGACATGGTGTAAAGATTTAGAATATCCATATCGTGCATCATCTAAAAAGGAATTTAATGATATTTATAGTGAGATTATCACGCAATCTTACGAAACAAAATTATTTTGGTTTAATAAGATAAAAGAATATATGAAAGAACGTTATACTGATAAAGAACAATGGATTAAATCTTTATTAGATATTTATAACATATAGGAAAAAAATATGGCAACACTATCATCCGGAAATACATTAAGTTTAAATGGTTTAGCATCTGCTACAGGTCAATCTACCAAATCTCTTTCCGCAGCAAAAGGTAATACAACTGGTCCAATCGCAATGTCATCATTTGCTATTGATTCGGTTGGTTCAATTAGTGGTTATACTTACGCAGTAGAAGGGACTAGTGAAACTTATACATTAGGTGTTAGTGGTGATGGTGCTAATTTTAGTAGAATTAGTGGTAGAGCAGGAAATTTTACATGGAGTGTACCTGCAGGTTCTTATTTATCAGTAGGAACTAATAGTGGTATATCATGCACATTTAGTGTTGGTACAATGAATCCACAAGCTCCATCTGCACAAACAGTATTACAATCGGTTCAATCACATACAATTAGATGTGTATTTAACGATGGATTTAATGACCATGCAACTGGATATAACACAAACAAAGATAAGACAGTTTATTCGGTGGATTCGTATGATGGTAACTCCGTTGCATTATGTTTAACATCGGATTCTCCAATCGTAATGGCGGATGGGACAACAAAAGAAATTGGTGAAATTGAAGAAGGTGATGTATTGAAAGGATATTCAATCGGTGGTTTGGATGAAAATTCAGATGGAACATTTTATGATTGGTCAACTGCTAATCTATCCACAACGGCTAAAGATGTAACAGTTGTAAATGTAGTATATTCATTCACCGGTAAATATTATAGTATTAATAATGGTCAAATTACCGCAACATCAGAACACCCTTTATTAGTTAAAGAATTATCAAGTGGTGATTATAAATTCAAACAAGTATTTCTTTTAGAAAATGGTGATAAATTAATTAAATCAACTGAAAGTGGTATAGAGGAAGTTGAAATAACTTCGGTTGTAATACAAAATGAAACAACTGAAATTGTTTCAATTGATGTTGAAGAAAATGATACTTATTTGGTAAACGGATATATTACTCACAACAAAGGTGGAAATTCATTTACTGATTTTGGAGCACCGGCAGCACCAACTTCATTAACTTATTCATCCCCACGTATTGATTGGACAGCACCAGCATCGGTAGGAACTACTGGTATTACTGCTTATGATGTTCAAATATCAAGTAGTAGTGGATTTGGAACTTTAACAATAGATTATAGTGAATGGAGTACCACTGGATTAGAAGTTAATACATTATTATCTGCCGGTACATGGTATTGTAGAGTAAGAGCAATTGACCAAGGTCTTAAAAGTAACTGGTCATCTACTTTAACATTTACTAGATAATAATTTTACGTTTCCGAACTTTTGGTATATTTATATATACAATTATTAAAATCAAAATAATATATCAAAATGGAAGAACAAATTAAGTTTACGGAAGAGGAAATCAAAGAAATCAACAATTTAAGATTTGAAGTTGGTTCAGTTTTCACTCAATTAGGACAAATTCAGATTGAAAAAAAGAAACGTTTAGAAGAGTTAGAACAAAACGAAACTGACTTATTAAACAAATATACTGAATTAGTTGCAAAAGAAGATTCCCTATTCAAAGGGTTAAACGAAAAATATGGAGATGGTGATTATGACCCAAATACTGGAATATTCACCCCAATTCAAAAATAATATCATAGTTACGCGTATTAAAAAATAACACTTTACAAAAAGTAATTTATACTTATATGTGTATCATTACAAAACTTTAATTAGGAGTAAATAAAATGGCAGAAAAGATTGTATCACCTGGTGTATTCACAAGAGAAAATGACCTTTCATTCTTAGCACAGGGAATTGGAGAAATAGGAGCAGCAATAGTAGGACCTTTTGCTAAAGGACCAGCGTTCTTACCAACTGTGGTTAATACACAATCAGAATTTGAGGAAATATTCGGCACACCTGATGGAACATACTATACAGGATATGCAGTTCAAAATTATTTAAGAGAAGCAGGGACAGTGACTATTGTTCGTGTTGGACACGTTGGTGGATATTCTCAAGTTGCACCGATTGGTATTAAAGCAACTTTAATATCAGGTTCGGCATCTGGAATATACGCTAGTGGTAGTTCACACTTAATTGCTACTTTACATGCTACAAAATCTGGTTCAATCGATACTGGGTTTGCAACGGCATCATTAACATTCACCGAAGGAAGTGGTACAGATTCATTATTCACTATTAGTGGTTCATCAATTGCATATAGTGGTTCGGTTTCTATTGCACCTGCAGATGGTAATGATATTAGTGATGTATTTGGTGAATCACCATTCGGAACTAAAAAAGCATACACTTACACATACTTTGAGAAAACAGCAACGGATTTAGCAGCTTATTTAAGTGCAGGTTCTGCATCTTTATCGTTAGTTCAATTAGAAACACAAGATTTTTCTGATGATGTAACGTTTGCAACTACTCCATATATCAAATCTCAATTGATTAGTGGTGAAAGACATGATTTATTCCGTTTCCACACATTAGGTGATGGTAACCCATACAATACTGAATACAAAATCGGTATTTCAAACGTAAAAGCAGCAGGTGAATCTGCAGCAACTGATTACGCTACATTTACTGTGACAGTTCGTGGATTTGCAGATACTGATAAGAAAAAAGTAGTATTAGAAACATATAATAACGTAAACTTAGACCCGGCATCTCCAAACTATATCGCTAAAGTGATTGGTGATAGACATGTAACGATTGATTCAACTGGTAAACAAAATGAAACTGGCGATTACGCAAATCGTTCTAAGTTTATTAGAGTAGAAGTTAAAGAAGAGGGTTCATTCCCAATCATCGCTGGTCCATTTGGTCACGCTGGATATGATACACCAATTGAAGGTTCAAACATTCCTGCAGTGATTTACTCAACTGGTTCTGCAGTAAATACTTCTTCATCTACAACTAAGTTTTCTGGTATTGATTTAGAATCTACAACAATTAAGATAAACAACAACCAATACTTAAAACCAATTCCTGCTAACGCATCTGCAGATAGTATCTTCGCATTTGATGCAGCAGTAACTGCAATAGTAAGTGGTTCAGTAACTACAATTAACTTAGGATATGAATTGACTGGTTCAAACTCAACTGATATCGCTAAAAGACAATTTATCGTAGGTTTTCAAGGTGGATTTGATGGTGTAACTCCAACAAGAACAATTGATAAAGGAACTGATTTAAGTGAAGGAAATGCACAAGGATTTAATTTATCTACTTCAATCGCAAGTGGTTCAGTTGCATACAAAAAAGCAATTGATGCTATCTCTAATCCAGATGATTTCGATATTAACTTAATTGCAGCACCTGGTGTAGTTCGTAGATTACACTCTTATGTATTCGATTATATTTCTGAAATGTGTGAGAATAGAGAAGATGTATTCTTCATCGGTGATGTAACATCAGTAAACGATACTATTTCTCAGGCAGTAGAGCAGGCAGGAAACGTTGATTCTAACTACGTTGGTACATACTATCCATGGGTTAAAACAATCGATAGAAACACCAATAAATTAACTGCAGTACCACCATCAGTATTGATGCCAGGTATATATGCAGCAAACGATGCAGTTGCAGCAGAATGGTTCGCACCAGCAGGTTTGAATAGAGGTGGAATCGTTGGAGCAGTTTCAGTATTGAATAGATTAACACACTCTGAAAGAGATGAATTATATGAAGGTAAAGTAAATCCAATCGCTTCTTTCCCAGGTGAGGGTATTGTGGCATTCGGACAGAAAACTTTACAAGAAAAATCATCTGCATTAGATAGAATTAACGTAAGAAGATTACTTATCAAAGTTAAGAAGTATATCGCTTCTACATCAAGATACTTAGTGTTCGAACAAAATACAGCAACAACACGTTCAAGATTCTTAAATACTGTAAATCCATATTTGGAGGGAATCCAACAAAGACAAGGTTTATATGCATTTAGAGTAGTGATGGATGAATCAAACAACACTCCTGATGTAATCGATAGAAACATCTTAGCAGGTCAAATTTTCTTACAACCTACTAAAACAGCTGAATTTATCGTATTAGATTTCAACATCTTACCAACAGGAGCATCATTCTCAGCGTAAAAAATTAAAAAAAAGAGAAACATTATATTTATTAGTATAATAGGAGAAAAATAAAAATGGCAGAAGTATTAGAATTTAACGAGATGTTCTACACCAATTTCGAACCAAAGATGAAACATCGTTTCATTATGGAAATCGATGGTATTCCTTCATATCTTATCAAAACAGCAAATAGACCCTCAATTCAATTCGAAGCAGTTGAATTAAACCATATTAACGTAAAAAGAAAGTTAAAAGGAAAAGGGACTTGGCAAGATATTGAAATCACTTTATTTGACCCAATTGTTCCATCTGGTGCACAAGCGGTGATGGAGTGGGTTCGTTTATCACATGAATCTTTAACAGGTCGTGATGGATATGCTGATTTCTACAAAAAAGATGTTGACATCTATATGTTAGGACCAGTAGGTGATAAAATTGAGCAATGGAAAATCAAAGGTGCATTTATCTTAAACGCAACTTTCAACGATTTAGATTGGTCAAATGCAACAGACCCTGCTGATATTACATTAACGTTGGCATATGATTATGCAATCTTAGAATTCTAAT